CGCTATCATAGGCCCTACAGTAAAAGGTAAACCCAATATCCCCAGATTAGTTACCACATTTAGTGAATTTCAGGCTGAATTTGGTACTACTTTTCTTTCGTCTTCTGCTCAGGAATATTCATTTTTAACTTCTATTTCAGCTAATAATTATTTCCAACAAGGAGGTACATCATTATTAGTAACTAGGGTAGCAAATGGTACATTTGGACCTGCTACTTCTTCTAATATTGGTAGTGAGGTATTTACTGGTGGGCTAAAAACAGGACTTAATCAATTATTAGGTTCTCTAAGTTCTTTTTCTGGATCAGGGGCTGGAGGTACTTTTGCTATATCAGCCTCTGTTATAACGGGAGGAGGTGCAGGATTTACAGGTAGTATTACAATATCACCTGGTGGAACAGTAGCAACTAGCATTTCTAGTAGCGCTGGAAGTGGATTTCAAGCAGGAGATACTATAACTATAACTTCTCAATCTTTGGGAGCTACAACAGGGGATGGAACTAATTTAGTAATTACATTAAATAGTAATGATTTAGCTTCTACAGCTCCATTTGAACTAGAAACATTATCTGAAGGTACTATTTTAAATAATACTCAAACAACTCCAGGATCCCCTGATCTAGTAGGACCCGGAGGTACTTTAACTAATGGTACAGCCGATAATATTAGATACGAAATAACAGGACGTAATATAGATCAAGGAGTATTTACGTTAGTTGTTAGAAGGGGTGATGATACTACCAATAGTAAAGCCATATTAGAAACATTTACTAATTTATCTCTGGATCCCCGACAGTCTAACTATATAGAAAGGGTAGTAGGTAATCAAGTCCAAGAAGTAATAGGATCTGGTACATCAGATCCATTTATTAGAACCTCTGGTTCATTTCCTAATGCTTCTAGATTTGTAAGAGTAAAATCAGTTTCTCTACCTACTCCTGATTATTTTGATAATAATGGAGGAGCTAAAGCTGCGTTTACAGCCTCTCTCCCTACAGCACAATCCGGAACATTCGGTGGTGGCACAGGTGAAGTATTTACAGGCGCTAATACATTATATGAAAAAATAGGGACCAGAACACAAGGATTAGTAGCTACGGATTATGATGATGCTATTAATTTATTAGCTAATAAAGATGAATATCAGTTTAATGTAATTTCCACTCCTGGTCTTAATAATGCTGATCATGCTACTCAAGTGGGTAGACTTATTGAAGTAGTAGAAAATAGAGGGGATGCAATAGCAGTAGTAGATTTAGTAAGATATGGTTCTACTATTACTACAGTAACATCCGAAGCTGGAGAAAGAGATTCATCATTTGCTGCTGCTTATTGGCCATGGTTACAAGTAGCAGAACCTACTAATGGACAAATAGTATGGGTTCCAGCGTCAACATTAATACCAGGTGTGTATGCCAATACCGATGCCACAGCAGAAACATGGTTTGCACCTGCTGGATTTAGTAGAGGTGGATTATTAGGAGTAGTACAAGCAGAAAGAAAATTATCTCAATCCCAAAGAGATTCATTGTATGTAGGTAAAGTTAATCCTATAGCTACATTCCCAGGAAGAGGAGTAGTTGTATTTGGTCAGAAAACACTACAACAACGACAAACAGCATTAGATAGAGTAAATGTAAGAAGATTATTAATTAGTTTGAAATCATTTATCTCTCAAATTTCTGATAACTTAGTATTTGAACAAAATACAGTTGCTACTAGAAATAACTTCCTAACCCAAGTAAATCCATTTTTGGAAAGTGTGCAACAAAGACAGGGATTATTTGCATTTAAAGTAGTGATGGACGATACTAATAATACCCCAGATGTAATCGATAGGAATCAATTAGTTGGACAGATTTTCCTACAACCTACTAGAACTGCTGAGTTCATATTATTAGATTTCAATATCTTACCAACGGGTGCAACATTCCCATCTTAAAAAATTTAAATTTAGAATATTTATAATAAAATAGAAACATGCCAGTATTAGATCCAAACGAAATATTTTTTACCGCATTTGAACCTAAACAACAGAATAGGTTTATAATGTTTATAGATGGGTTTCCGGCTTATCAAATAAAAGGAGTAGGTGCAATTAGTGTAACTCAGGGGACTGTAGCCCTTAATCATATTAATATTCAAAGATATGTGAAAGGTAAAACGGTTTGGAACCCTATTTCATTTACTTTATTTGATCCAATTACTCCATCAGGTGCACAGGCTGTAATGGAATGGGTACGTTTACATCACGAATCAGTAACTGGTAGAGATGGTTATTCTGATTTTTATAAGAAAAATCTTACCTTTAATGTTTTAGGTCCCGTGGGAGATATTGTTTCCGAATGGGTTATTAAAGGTGCTTTAATTACTGAAGCTTCATTTGGTGATTATAATTATGATAACGCCGATGCTGCTCAAGAAATTACAATGACTGTACAACCAGATTATTGTGTATTGAATTTCTAATTTATTTATTTATTTATATTTTTGAATGTCCGGTATTTATTACCGGACATTTTTTTCTATGGGAAGAGTAAAAACTTTAAAACCTGCTATACAGGATAGACCTGTAAAATTTTCTAGTATTACATCCACTGGCAATGTTACTATACAAGGAACAACTATACTTAGTGGATCTATTAATGTATCTACTGGAGGTGATCTTAATGTTGGAGCAATAACAGCAAGTGCAATATTAATGGACCCTGTTAACATAAGATCAGCTGATGGGTTAGTAATAGGAGGTGCTGGTGATACTTTTACTACTTCTGGGCCAGCAAATAAGTTTACGGTAGGTGGTGAAGGTGCTTTATCTATGTCAGGAAGTTTAACAGTCCATGGTTCTCAAATAAATTTTACTAATTTACCTACTTCAGACCCTGGAGTTGTAGGTAGGTTATATAGAGATGGAGCAACAGTAAAAATTTCTATTTAAAATCTTACATTTTCTTATCTCTTTATATATTTATCACTGAATAAAGTTATTATTAAATTGTAATCTATGTCTAAAGCAAAGTTTGAATTTCCTACTGAAATAGTTGAGTTACCCTCAAAAGGTTTAGTTTATCCTGAAGATAACCCTCTCTCATCTGGTCAAATAGAAATGAAATATATGACTGCCAGGGAAGAAGATATTTTATCTAACCAAAATTATATAGAAAAGGGTACTGTAATAGATAAGTTACTTCAATCTCTTATAGTAAGTAAAATAGACTATAAGGATTTAGTAGTGGGAGATAAAAATGCTATTGTAATAGCAGCCCGTATTTTAGGATATGGAAAAGAATATAAATTTACAGTTAAGGGAGAAGAATGCACTGTTGATTTATCCACTCTAGAAAATAAGGAGTTAGATGAATCCCTTTACACTAAGGGTGTTAATGAATTTCCATATACACTCCCCCATTCTAAAACTCAAATAACTTTTAAACTACTTACTCATAGGGATGATCTAGCAATTGAAAATGAACTAAGAGGTTTAAAAAAAATATCCAAAAATAATTCACCTGAGTTATCTACAAGACTTAAACATCTTATTACTTCAGTTAATGGTGATACAGATGTAGCTACTATTAGGGAGTATGTGGATAATTATCTTTTAGCCATGGATTCTAGACAATTAAGAAACTATGTAAAATCTATGCAACCTGATATTAACATGGAAACCACCATTACTGATTCAGAGGGTGCCGAATTTACCATGGAAATTCCCTTCACACTGAATTTTTTTTGGCCAGACGTCGAATTATAGATCTATTTTATTCACTCAAATACATGAAATCGTATTTCATGGAAAGGGTGGCTATGATTTTTCCACCGTATATAACATGCCTATATGGTTAAGGAAATTTACATTTAATAGCATACAAGAATTTTATTTAAAAGAACGGGAAGAATATAATAAGGCCCAATCTAAGTATAATAAAGGTAAAACTAACGTAAAAATGGATGAGGGTAATAAACAAAAAATTCCTGATTTCATAAAAAATAATCCTACTTATTCTTCAACAGTGGCAAAAAATTTTAAAACCTAATATTTATAATAAAATAGGTGGCTAATTTTCAGGAACAAAGAGATCTTCTTAGGGCTATAAATGCCGAACTAGGTAAAAAAACTAGTAATATTAAAAATGCCACTAAAGAAGTAACCAAGTTAGAATCAGTAACTAGAAAGTTACAGGACGTTACGGCGGGGAACATTACACTAACTGATAGACAAGCTGAAAAAGAAGCTGAAAGAGCTAGAGCGGCTTTTGCAGCCCTTGAAAGAGAAGCTACTGCCCTACAACAATTATTAAATACTAGACAAAAATCTGCCGCATCTCTAACTGCGGAGGAAAAAGCTCTTTTAGTGGCTAAAAGACAGAGATTCACTGTAGAAAAGG